ACACCAGCGGTCGCAGCAAGCGCCGAGACATTGAGTCGGCCCATAATAGCGCCAAGCGCATTTATCCGGCCTGCAACCGGCCCTAGCGGGCCTTGAACGACGGATATTGAGCCAGCAAGGTTACGCATAGAGTTGCCAACGGTTAGGCTCTGCTTACCAAAGGCGGACATTTCCTTGCCTGTCTTTTTGGTCGCCCTGCCTACCTTCTCTGTGCTTCTCGCAACTTTGTCCAGACTTAGAGATGTCCCAGCGGCACCGACACCTTCGATGACCATTTTTAACGTATTAGTTGCCACGCTTTGCCATCCTTTCGTCGTTTTTATTTTTCTCCGATGTAACTATGTCCATCAGAGTCATTAGCTTGGCAGGCTGGTCAGCCCAGCCCCCCGAATGTGGAAGATGCCCGTTTTGATAATGGTTATATGCCACAAAAGCTTCATTGAACTCATGGACATACATAACAGGGCAGCGGTCTGTAATTTCACCATATATCCATTCCTGATTACCAAAGCACCCACCATCAGGCATAATGCCGTCATCAGTAGCATAAGGGCACTTAAAGCAATGCTTGCCTTCCAGCCATGCCTTCGCTGCCAGCCTTATTTTTTTCTTTCTTCTTCCGATAAGAATATAACAGATTCGGCCATCTCACCTATTTTCAAAATAGATTTCAATGTTTCCTGATCTGAAATATCAGCCTTCTCAGATATATCAATAGGGTCAAACGACTCATCGCCAATCGACACTGAATCAATACAGTTGCGAAGCATATAATTGATACATGAAATCCGGCCCTCTGCACCTTTAATAAGGGCCAAATCCATCAACTGCGCCTGCTTCGATGTGGTCACAACTGAGACAGTTACAGTGTAATCGCCATCTATAACCGTCTCCACCTGTCCGCGTAATAGCTTCATGAGAACTTGACCTCAAATTGGTCATCGGTAGCGGTTTCAAACAGGTTATATGCAACATCCAGAGTATCACGCTCTGCACGCTCACCATGAGCTACGCTTGTACGCTTACCGTTCGCCGCTGTAATCGCCAGAATGTTACCAGCCGTTGCGCCGGTTGTGCTGGAGATAGACGCAGCAGTTCCAGCAGCCAAAGCCGTCCATTCAGAAGCAGTGCCGATTGAATCCTTGGTAAAGGTCAGGGTCGGGGCACGATTGGCGACTACAAACTCATGGTTGCTAGTTGTACGGTGTTCCTGAACATCATTGCCGAAATCAATGCCGAATGACGTTGTGCGGATAGTAGTGCCATCAGATACAGCATCGGATGATGACGCAACAACCGGAGCAGTAGCGTCAAACACCGCGCCAGCAGGGACAGCAGCAACCGCCGGAGCGATATAAGCAGCCTGCAAGGTAAACGTAGCCTGAGCCGGAGCGCCTCGGTCATTTGTGATAGCGCAGTTACCTACCGCGCCTGTAGCCTTGAACAACTGGCCTTCTTTATAGCCATAGATCGTAATGCTCTTTTCTATAACTGTGCTTGGGTTATATGCCACTGCCGTTCCGGCTGAGACTGTCTCAAGCATTCTGCATGCCAAGAACAATGGGCCGAATTCAGGTGCAGTACCAGCCGTGCCTGAGCCTTTCAGGTCAACAACGACTTCAACCGTCCATGAGGAGTCAGGGTCAATCAGATGGGGTAGATTGCCCATCGACTGTTTAACTACTGCACGGTCAATATTATTCTGCGTTTTCGTGAAATTAAAAGACACGCACCTGATTGCATTCGCAGCAGGGGTCGGAACCGCGTCTGTACCTTTTGTCGTTTCGGTCTTAACCAGTAAGAGCCGATCATAAATAGTAGCCATTGTTTACTTCTCCTGTCTAGGCTGTGTGCCTACTTTTTCTTTTTTAACTTTAGGTGTCGGTTTTGCCATTGTTGTCTCCTATGTTGTTAATAGCGTATCAGGCGCGTTTTCCAGCACCTCAAACGGCACTGAGTAGTTCAATCGCGTTATCCCAACCTGCTTTTCACCGTCTCCGCTAAGGAACTTGTTTCGGCCTAAATATCGGACATCCAAAACATTTGAACCTAGCTTGGTATCGGCTGAAAGTGCGTTCTCGACTTCCAACTGAACGGTGTTCATTAAAGTTTCCATTGTATCGTTGACTGATACAACAATATCAATCTCCATCGTAAGATCGCGCCTCTGCGCCCTGGGGCCGCCAATGGTTTCATAGGTCACGGCCTCATCGCCGGTTGAAACAAGTAAACATGGCATTTCGGATCGCTCAATAGGATATACCCTGCCGGTAAACACATTGGTTCCAGTCGTGGTTAAGCCTGTGACTTTGGCTATTATCAGGTCGTGAACCTGTTGAATTGCATGTGCCATTATGGAGCCTCAAGCGGCAATACAGACATCCCCGTTCCATCAGGCTTATTGCCGACTATCTTATAATCAATGCTGTTAATCGTGAGTATGTCGCCATGTGATACGCTTGAGACATCAGATGTCCTGCAAGTGAATGCAGGCTGACTGGACTCAACAACGGCATTGCTATCTATGACTTCAAAGTAATCCTGATCGAAAATCCCGCTTATAGGGGCGCTACTGATTGGCGTTCCATCAACCATTACCTGATATGTAGCCGTTACTGCGAAATCATTAAGATCAAACATTGCTAGCAAATCTGCATCAAAATTTATTCCCAAAATCAGCTCCTTTTTGCTGCCTGTATGCAGGCACTAAAAAAGAGGCTCCCCGAAGGAAGCCCCTGATCTTATAAGCCTGCTTCGAGCAGGATGCTTACTGTAGCTGACGGATTGGCGGCAGCGGCAGTAGCAATACCTACTGATACACCAGCAGTAGCGGTTTTATCAACAAGGCCAGTACCAGAGTGATAATAAACAATATCACCCGCAGCGATAGCCAGTGCGGATGTCTTTGCGACGGTGAAAACACCCTCGGTCTGGATTTCAACCGAAGCACCGTTAGCGGCATCGCCAAGGGCAACACCAAACAGGTTCGCACCTACCAGCACAATATCACCCGCAGTTACAGCAGCAGGCGCAGTGACGGTAAGTACAACACCATCTTGTACATAATTTTTTGCCATTTCAATTCTCCTTGAATTAAATTAAATAAAAAGGGGCAGCCCGAAGGCCACCCCAAAGGTCACAGATTATACGCCTGCGTTATACTGAGCACCGCGCCAATCGGCAGCAGCAACACCATAGTCCAAACGAACTTTCCACTGAACACCGTCAATGGTAAATCCATTCTGGCTTTCCAGATACGGAGTATCAACACCGTCAAGGAATGCAACCTCAACAGTCGGAACATCGTTCTGATCTGCAAGCATATACCAAGCTGTAGCTGAGTTGGCATCCAAACGTGGGTCAGTAATAACCTGAGCAGCGTTACGGACAGCATTCGGCTTCTTGCTGTTGGATTGTGCAGGGTCAGTCTCAGAGCGCATCAATACGGCCAGTGTATCTTCCAGAGCAACAGGGCCAAGGATGTACTTCGGACGAATATCAAGCGTGTCGTTGTTGTCGGGGTCTTTCTGCAAACGCATTTGCTTGCGAGCAAGACCAACAGAGGCCACGGTAGGAGCGGCTGCTGTAGCTGTGTTGCTGTGGCTTGCATGGAACAGCGCAATGCCATCGCCCATAGCTGCGTTAGCAGTCAGAACACCATAAGCATCGTTACCAACGGTACGAGCGGCTGCACGGCCCATCAGGCCAGCGATACGCATAAATCCGTTCAGATCATCATTGATAATCATCTGACGGGACAGCGAAATCATCTTGCCCTTGGTCTGTGCCTGAATGGTCTCTTTCTCCTCGCCAATGGAGCCGTGTGTGTATTCAGCGCCTTCATTGATTACGTCGAGTGAGTTGAAAGAACCCATGCGGATACGGCTGTTTACCTTGAAGTCGGCAACTTCGCCAACGGCACACCATTCACGCCATGTTTCAGACGCAGTGCCATAAGCAGCTTGCAGCTTCTTGCCAATGGAATTTTCCAGCAGGTAAGGGAAGTCGCTGGTTGAATGCGTAAACGCAGCACCAACAATATCCATTGCACGCATACCCTTGGTGGATACGTTGTGGATTTCCAGTGAATGACGAGCCAAGTCACGAAGCGACATGCCACGGAACTCGTTTTGACCATCATCTTTAGCCATGCCTGCACGAATCAGGATAGCATTAGCGCCACCTTCACGGAACTTGTCAGCCACATCAGCACCAACGATTACATTTGCACGGGTCGGAGTTGAATCCGCACCGATTGCATCCAGTAATTTCTGGCGTGCTGCGTCAACAGTCACGTCCATGTCCTGCAAGCAGGCATCCATGACATCAGCATGCTTTTCATGCTTGGTAAACACTGCGCGAATTTCATCGCAACGTGTCTTTTCGGCTTTCAATGCTTCGGCCTTAGCCTTGGCAGCGATTGCCTTTACGTCCACTGTATTATCAGTGGCCTTGTCTTTGTTATCAGACATATTATCACCTCTTTCTTGGGATTTCCGGCCACCGACCGGGGTTTTTTCGGCTTTAGCCGAAACTGGAGCCGTAAGACGGTCAAGAACCGACTCAGGCATATTATTAAACTTGGACAGGTCAAAGCTGGCATTGGCTTCTACCGAATCGGTTACTTCATCAGCAAAACCGGCATCTACGGCTTCTTGCGCCGTGAACCATGTCTCCTCTGACATAATGTCGCTGATTTCTTCCGCTGTTTTACCTGTCTTTTTCACATAGGAAGATACAAGCCCTTCTTTGAACTTATCCAGAACATCAGCAAGCTTGCGTAGCTCCTCAGCATTGCCATAAGCACCGGATAGGGGATCGTGAACCATAAACAACGCATTCTCTGCGATACCTACATGGTCACCTGCCATCGCAATCACTGAACCCATAGAAAGCGCAACGCCCTCAATGGATACGTTTACAGTCGCTTTATGCTTCTTTAAGGCATTGTATATGGCGTTACCTTCGCTCACAGAGCCTCCGGGCGAGTTGATTGATACATTGATAGTCTCAACCTCGCCCAACGCCTTCAAATCCTTTGTGAACTGCTTGGCTGTTACGCCCCAATATCCAATCTCATCGAAGATTGAAATCTCAGCCGCCTTGTCACCCTTGGCTTTTATCTCATACCAGCTTTTCATTCTTGCCTCCATGTTACGCTTGTGTGTTGTCCGGCGCTGGCGGGTCAATCAAGCCTGCGCCCTCATCTTTCTGTTTTTCGCTCGCAATTTGCTTACGAACATCATCGGGATTCTCACCACGACTTCTGATAATGGCTGACTTACTTGTGATACCCAGCTCCAAGTCTGTCTTGTTTGCATTGGCTTCCTTGGCAGGGTCAATAACCATGACAGGTGGGCGGCTGAATGTGACATCATCCAATGAGTTCACATCTACGTCAGATGGCGCTTCGATTAAGCCAGCCGTCATTGCCATTAGTGCGAACCGTTCCCACACAGGTCGTTCCGATCTTTCTTTGAAGTAATGCCAAATCACACCGTAATGGCTGTGGTTCTCCAGATTCTCCTGCCGTCTGGATGAATACGATCCTTCAAAGTTGTTCGACATGCTGGAATAACCAACGCCGATACCACCGGCAGCAGCTCTTAACTGACCATCGCGGAACGTAACTACATTTGGATTAGGTCGATTAGTATCAATCGTGCCAATGTCCTCACCCACTTGAAGGTTGTCATAGATGATACCCGGCTCAAACGTCATCTCACGCGGTGTTGTTGAACCTTGCTCAAACAGATCAGGGGAACCCTTCTTGATATAACCAGTCATGGATGCCGCCACTTTTGCAGCGACACGTTCGTAATCTTCGATGTCCTTAATGTCATTCATCCGATTGATTACAGATGACAGCGCAGTAACACCACGAGTCTGACCAATACGGTCAACCAGCTTCACATGACCAATCTTATCGGCTGAAACTATCTTGATAGCCGAGGATGACAGTACGGTACTGTTCATAATGTCGCCGGGATGCTGCTTATACAGATGATAAGCCACCGGCCTGCCCCATGCGTTCTTCTTAACGCCCTGAACAAGCCCATCATCAAACGCATTCAGTATCAATGGAAGGAAATCAGGCTCCAGCAATTCCAGTGAAAACGGAACCCTTGTGCCATGCTCCAAAAATGGCACGTTACCTTCAAGGTACTGCTGCAAAAACTCCCCGTCCCGCAACAATGTGCGAAGCTTAATGCGCTGTGCTGAATAATAGTCCCATTCACCAGTGACTTCCGGTGACCGTATCCAGTCTTTCCAAAGCTCTACCAACTGCTCATTAACTTCATCCGCCAATTCGCCTGAAACAAGCCTTACCTGCGGCTCCGGCCTGATACCGAGGCCGACGACATTATCTTCGATGACGTTTAAGGCCCCATGAATCAAATCATTGTTACGATCCATATCACGGGCTTTATTACGCATGTTATACGCAGAGTAAGACATGACAGCATCACCGCTGCCTTTATCGCGCTTGGAAGGGTGTAGCCGGTCTATCTGCGCCCCTTCATAAGCTTTAATCTGCAACCGTGCCTTGGCCCTGTTAGCCGCCCATTTTGGCGATATTGTTGCGATACTCTTTTCCAGCACATTACCCATTACTTAAAGCTCGCTAGTGAATATGAAGTAGTAGGCATGCTGTTGGCTGAATTGGTTAGCTGGGTGACTATCGTTGACCAATAGTTAATCTGCCTGCGAACCTCTCCAGCATCCGCACGCTTCATCCTGCGACCATTCACCCAATATTCTTGACTCGAAGCAATAGCAGTCGATGCAGCAATCCACACCTGAAGCTGTGACTGTGCTTCAGCTAATGTAATAGCACTCATGTGATCTCCTACTTAAAACCAGTTTTTCCTACCCCAACCAGCAGTCGGCTGCGGGGGCTGCATTACTTTTTTGGGCGGCGGCGTAGCCTGTACCGGCTCAGCATGCGTTTGTTGATCTAGCTGGATACCAAAGTTCTGCTGAACAATCCTGATTGCAGCTAGAGCATATACCGCGCAATCCCATGCCTCGTTACGGACACCGTCCTTACAAATCCACTGGAATGACGGGCGACCCTTGGTATAAACCTTCATCCTTGCCTCAGCCGAAAACTGGGAAAAATACTCTTGCGAACACCATTCCTGAACGGGGAAGTGCATGTATCCTTCGCCTGGTTCGTACTGCTGGCTCCTGAAATACAACAAGTCCTTAGCCGTATCTGTACCTATGAAGGTAAGATACACACCATCCTTGCTGCGTTTGCGAGGGAATGTAGCTACCGGCTTACCCATGACGCTTGAACCCTTAATCGGCACGGCAAAGCGAAGCCCTGCCATCTTGGAAAAGCTGTAAACCTCTGACGTGAAGTGACCACCACTGTCTATGCAGGCAATCTTCACATCCATTAGCGTGCCATCAGCCTTTCTATACGGCTTTTTGAATAGCGTTGCCAAGTCCGACCAGTATGCGTGATTCGTCAGGTCACCAAATACTGATTTATGGTCAATCAGCCAACTTTCTTCGCCTTCACCCCAGCCCCATACCGAATACTCAACGCGGTCATCCTGTACATCCGCACCGATTGTCAGCACATTAGCCCCTTCAGGTATTTCAGCCTCATAGTATTCACGGCGCTTATATAAAAGGTCAGCGTCAGCATGCTTGCCTTCGTCTTCTTCCCAAGGCTCACCAAGCGTCAGGTTCACAAAGCCTTTAAGCTTCGATGGGTCACCCTTGGCTTTCATGAAATCAGCTACAATCTGACTCCATTCAGTCATCGGGCTATAACCTGTCCAAATATGAAACGCGACCGATGATGGTGCGGAGATGACATCACCTTCCGCATTGTGGAATATGTTATCACCATCTATCCACATACCGTCAGTGGTCATCCAGCGACCTTTATCCCAAACCTTCAGGTAATCATCCTGCTTGAACATTGCATGGCAGCTACGGCACAGATATTCAACACTGTCAGGCTCGCCTTCTTGCCATTTGAATCCATGTTCAGCGTCTTTCCCGCCCCATTCAAGCGGTTGCTCGTGCTTACAATGTGGGCACGGGATATAAAACTTGAAATACATATCAGCAGATTCAGCCTGTGAACCTATCATGGATGATTCTTTCAACTTCGGAGTTGAACCCATAACCATCTTAGGAAAGGTCGCGCCTTCAATTCGCTTTGCAGCCAACGATACTGGCGAGCCTTCTTTCTCAATGTCGCCATCAAAACCATCCAGTTCGTCAAGATACACCACGTCAGGAGATATTCTGCGATAGTTCTTTGCAGCTTTACCACCACGCATGTGTAGGGTGGAGCCGATAAACATCTTCTGCTCAAGCGTATTATTCTTATGCTTTTTATCGTACCACGGAAAAATAGAACGTAATGCCGGGACGTCCCTTATCATGGTATCAATCTCAGTCTTAACAAACTCGGTAATATCACCATCTACCGGCTGCCAGATAGCCTGATTGCGCCGCTTGTGGTGGGCAAAGTAACCAATAGCAGCAAGCATCATCTTCGTTGCCCCAACACGGGCCGACTTAATGAAGCTTATCTCCCGTATATCATCGTTGGATATGCAATCCATGATGGCTACCTGAAACGGGAATGCCTCCCACTTGCCCTCAACATAAGACGACTCAGCGGACAGATAAAAGTACCGCTCCGCCCATTGTGATAACCTTAGTGGCTCAGGCCGCCTTAATGACTCAAGCCCCTTACCAATGTCGCGCTCAAGTACAAACCTAGCTTCACGACTGATTTTCATATTCGTCAAAGTCTACCTTTATGTCCGCCGCAATGTTCTGGCACTTGGCAATCTCACCCTTGATAATGTCAACCTCAGCAGCACCAAGCCGGGCCATCCTGCGCTTCAACTTCACCGGAATGGACTCAAGTACGGCTGAAATCTGAGCACCAATGTTACCAAGCGTCCATGACATCAACTCTACGGGGATCAATTCACGCCTTAGCTGGGCGTTCTTCAATTCAAGGTTGTCAGCACGTTCTTTTGTCTCACGCGCCCTTTCAGCATCCCAATCAATATCCGTACTGGGTCTGGACACCTCTTTCTCCATCAGCTTGAATGAAAGGAGTTCCTCTGAATTGAATACCCTGTTACGGCCATCAACGCGGATAGGCTGTATGCCCTTCTCTGTGATATACTTCTCAACAGTGACGCGACTGCGCCCTGTCAACTCGGCAATCGCCAGTACGCTTATCTCTCTCATTTTTTCTTTATGTCTCCAAACCTGCCACGCTTAACTACTGGCGACCCTTTGCTTGACCAGCCAGACGTTTTCAGAGCCTTGGTAAACTCACGATTGAATATAATGCTGTTATTCCGCTTGAACTCTTGCTCACCAATCTTGAAGAAGTGAAACCGTTTGTGATATTTAGCCCTGTTCGCAAGTATCAGGAATGGCCGCGCCTTTTTATTGTCAGCAGCCTTTGTTTTCTCATAAATGATATTACGCTGCTTGCCACGGCCCCTGAAAAACTTACCATCTTTGGTTCTCAAACTCTTAACCGCTTTGTTATAAGTCGCGCCAGTTACGTTGCCAAACCTGTTCCGTTTGGTGTCAAACGCCGGTATAGCAATACCACGATGCCCTATAGCAGCCGTTAAAGCCTTCTCGTTGCGCTTCCTGCGACGGTATCCACCCATGACCTCGGCATACAACCACTGAACCGGAGAATTGCCCTTGCCAACATTATCCTTAACGATTACATTGGCCGTCAAATCACCCTTTGTAGCACTCTTGGATAAAGCAACAGCTTTCTGCGTTGCCGGTACAGGATTATCGAAAACACGACCTATCTTCCTGTTCTCAGCAGCGACCATAACCTTGCCCGTTTCATTCAATGCACGGGAGGCTATGAACGGAATCTGCCTCTGGATATTACGCAATGCTTTTACAACTTCATCAGCATTCGACGTTATATTCATAGAAGGCCCCGTTTTTTCGTTGTATAGCGTACTAAAAATCCTCGTAAATAGGAATAGTGTGTGACTTGAATTACCAATCCAGAAAGCCATGGCCGGTCTCGGATTGGTTGATGACG